GGTGCTGAATCGTTGAATAGCGTGGCCGGGACCACTATCGATGCTCTCAGGTCCAATGGGTTCTATTATGTTGCGTCAGGCGCAAACCAGGGCAGCGCCCCTTCCTCTACTAACGGTTACCTTTGGAACAGGAGTATCACGCAGGCTTACGCTATCCAAAATTATTACGTGGTCACAACCGGCGTTGAATACAAACGAGTGCTCAACAACGGGACTTGGTCGGCCTGGAGTGTGGTGGGTAGTCCTATTGTCGGGACGACGTCTCAGTCTGGCGGGGTTCCGACAGGAGCTATTATCGAGCGGGGCACAAACTCTAACGGAGAATATACCCGCTTCGCTGACGGTACTCAGATATGCATGGTTAGTATGCCTACCATAGCCCAAGCCGTTAACACTGCCTCAGGCACTCTTTTCCAATCGGCAAGCGTCTCTATTACTTGGCCAATGCCATTTTTTGCTACACCTACAGTTTCTAGTTTTGTTGGAAGGAACTCGTCTGACACAATCTCATTAGGAATTACATTGCGCACTGTGTCTAACGCAGCGTGCGATTTCAAATGGTGGAGCACTTTCTCTTCAGCATCGTTGGGAGTGTTTGGTTCTATTATTGCAATTGGAAGGTGGTATTGATGAAGATCATACTTAGCCCTCAGCGGCGAAATGACACGCTAGAGGTAATAAAGAACGGCGATGTCCTGACGGTTAATGGCGTAGACTTCGACTTTTCGCCAGTCGGCGATGGCGACACGTTACCGCGGCATGCAATAAATTCGATCTGGTTCGCTGGGGATGTAGATCGAATCAATGGCGAGCTGGTTCTGACACTGCTACTCCCGAACCCCTGGAACTACAGCCCCGCACAGGCCTTCCCGGTTCCGCTCAAAAATGTCCTGGACGGCCCGGTTTTGTTCCCTGGACCACTTATCGAGGCAGGCATATGAGCAATATTGACTGGTCCCAACTGATCACCAAAGCCATCAAGGATGCCGCGGCAGCGGCCGCTCAACTGGCCGCAGCGAAAGCCGAGCTATCAGCCCGAAATGCCAGAGCCCTGGCGCAAATCGAGCGCATCCAGGATCGCATCGACACCATCGGCTTCGGCGTCGACATTGGCGAGGCAACGCCAGGGGAGGAGGCTGAGCAGGTCGCGCTGGGGGCGCCGCTCAAGGCCTGGAAAACGTACAAGTTCGCCCTCGGCAAGGTCACGGTTCAGCCGACTTGGTACCAGGCCCCGGTCTGGCCTGTTGAGCCGCCAATGCCGGAGATTATCGCCGCTCCGATGCTGGCCGCCGCTGAACCCATCTGACGTAACTAGAACACCGCAACCCGCCATCGAGCGGGATTTTTTTGTCCGGAGAAAAGTTATGACCGCAACCGAGAAGGACCGCGACATCCTCGCGCGCACGCTGTGGGGCGAAGCCCGTGGCGAGAGTTTCGCCGGCCAGGTGGCCGTGGCCTGCGTCATCCGCAACCGCGTGAACGACGGTAAGGATCGTTCGTGGTGGGGCGAGGGTTACGCCGGCGTCTGCCTGAAGCCCTACCAGTTCAGTTGCTGGAACAAGAACGACCCGAACTATCCTTACCTGAGCGGCGCCAAGCCCATTCCGCCGAAGCAGTTCGCCCAGGCGCAGCGGGCGGCCGATCTGGTGATCTCCGGCCAGGAGCCTGACATCACCAATGGCGCGACCCACTACTACGCGACCACGATGCCGAAGCCGCCAGCCTGGGCCAAGGACGCAACCCAGACCTTTCGCCTGGGCAACCACATCTTCTTCAAGGACGTGCCATGAGCCCCGTCAGCCTGAAGCTGCTGATCGCCGGCGTGGCCGTGGCGTTGATCCTGGCCATGAGCGCTACGTGGAAGGTGCAGGACTGGCGGTATAGCGGTCAGCTCGCCGATCAGACCAATGCGCACCTATCCGACCTGGCGAAGATCGGCAGCGCGGCCGCGGACCAGGTTCAGGCGGAGCAGGGCAAGCGTCTGGCCCTGGAGCAGCAGCTCGCCGCAGATGACCAAACCCACCACCGAGCACTTACCGATGCCCAAAGTAATCAAGATCGCCTGCGCGATCGCCTCGCTACTGCTGATGTCCGGCTGTCAGTCCTCCTCGCCGAGGACCCTGCCAGTTGCAACGGAGTGCCTGCCGCCACCGGCACCGTCGGCGTGGTTCATGGAGCCCGTCGAGCCCAACTTGACCCAGCGCATGCTCAAAGAATTATCGCCATCACCGATGCCGGCGACCGGGGGTTGATCGCGCTGCAGGCGTGCCAGGCCTACGCTAAAGAAGTGGGTCGGCGATAGGCCTGATCAGCTCGGGGCCTTGGTTGCGCACATTGCCGACGGCGCGGTCCACCTTGAACCACTCGAAGGCCTCGGCCGGCTCTCCCTGGTGCAGGACGATCTGCTCGGCTCGTTCCTTGGGCGTGGCCGGATCCAGCCACTCGCGGGCCAGCTCCGGCGTCAGCACCACCGGACGGCGGTCGTGGATGTCGACCATGCCGCCCTGGCTGTCGGCGGTGATGATGACGAAGCCGTCGTGCTCAAGCGGTGCCCGGCCAAGGGTGGGGAACTGGCCGATGGCGGCGCAGAAGATCGGGGCCAGGTCCCGCCGTCGGATCAGGTAGGGCTGCTTCTTGGGGCCGCCCTCATCTACCCACTCAAACCAGTTGTTGATAGGCGTGATGGCGCGGTTCGGCCAGATCGACCGGTAGAACGGTCCGTGGGAGACTTTCTCCACCCGGGCGTTGATAGGTGCGGCGCGGTCCTTGGCCCAATGCGGTCGCCAGCCCCAGCGCACCAGATCGGCGTGTAGGACATCATCCTCCCAGTGGAAGAGGGCGAGCTGCTGCGACGGGGCACCGTTGTACTTCTCCAGCGGCAGGTCGCCGGCGGAATTGACCAAAGCGTTGGGCATGCTCAGGGCTGCCACGAAGTCGTGGATGCCGGAGTACTGCGAGAGTCGTCCGCACATAGGCGCTATCAACCGATTGTGTTGGTAGTGGGCTCTGGCAATTTCCCACCCATGAACTCATTCAACTGCCTGTGATACTCAGAAATTAGCCGGTCCTTCGAGCAAAGCAAATAATTGGACCTCATGATCAGGTCAGAGTTTTTCCGGCTCTCATCGTCGAGAGCGGACCTCACTGCCTTCAGCTCAGCACGGAGCCTGGCGCATTCTTTGGCCCCGGCCGCATGCATTTCCACCAATCCGAAAATGTCCTGGCGCGCCTTGCGTAGCTGAGTGATCAGCTCCTGCACCTCGTTTTCCAGCATGTGACAGGAGTGCCTGTACATTTCCAACGGAGTGGGGGTGCCCAGCCAGTCGCTGGTGTCTTCGATTTCTAACGGGTCCATGACCATGCCTTGCTTTATACTGTTTGGATATACAGTAATCGAGGCGATTCGATTGGGGCGATGGTGAGACGACGAGCTGTAGGATTTTGGGGGATGATCGGTCGGCAGGACGCCGGAGATGGATGCGCAAAACCTCCCCTGGAGGCCGCGTGTTCTCGTTTGCGTAATCACACTAATTAGGTTATTTTGCAAGAGCAAATCAGGGGCTGATTCATTTTAAATCAATAAGTTATGGTTCTTATGCCACAAGCATGGGGTGCTAGGGGTCGAGTGTTCGAATCACTCCGTCCCGACCATATTTACTGAGTAAAATCAGGCACTTAAGCCGATCAGATAGATCGGCTTTTTTGTGCCTGCATAAAACTTGTGGCCATGCTTCTTCGTAGTGGAACATACAGCGTTTTGGTGATCGAGGCTGGGTCCTGGCGTATCCGCCAACGATCCTCATCGCCTATATGTCGCGCTTGGCATTCCACTGCCCAATACGCCATGTCAATCGAACATCAATGCCTGTGTCAGACTGAGATCATAATCCGTATCACCCAAATGGCTAGCCATACACATCAAGCCAAACCCCACGGCCTTATGCTTGTTCCAAAGTCTTTCAAGATTTTCTACCAGCGGTAGCAAGCATTTTTCTTGGTAGGGGCTGAGCTCGAAGTCGCTCGGCTGTGAGCCAATCGTGTCGAAGTAATCATTAGCCACCAGCGACTCCTCTGCATCCGATCGCAAGCAAGTCATTTCATCGTAGGCGCTGTAACAGGTCTCGCGCTCTTCGGCCATGAACGCCTGGAACTCGGCTTCGTCGTCGGGAAATTCCTCTTTTAAGTCATCGGGTACATCGGCCAGGCTTTTTATGAGCTTCCCGCGATAGTCCTGCTTGAGTCGGGCAACGAAGTAATTGGGGCGATCGAATTTATCGGAGGTGTCCGATAACCATCCGGCTTTGACGTTCAACCATCGCGCATCACTGACTTTATCCATCAGCGTGTCCAAGTCGTCTGCCAGTGGAGTACGGTCGAATATCGTTTTCAGGAAATCGTGCTGCTTGTTGAACTGGTCGTATTGTTTTTCGTAAGCGGCATCTATTTCGTTTGCTTGTTTGATCGTCAT